TTGATCTCTTTGGATCGTGATGCCGCCCAGCGTGTCGTTGCCCTTGGTATCGCCGCCGAAGAGAGCCGGAGAACCGCCAGACAGGAACTGCGGAGCTTCGCCAAACAACCATTGCATGTACTGAATCAACCCTTCGGCTATCTGAATCTGCTGTTCAGTGAAAAAGTTTTCGGCAATACCTTTCCCCGCCGGAGCCTTTGGGGCTTTGAGATACTGTCCCGGCCGGCGCTCGGCATCCTGCAATCCTGCAACATCGATCCCCGGATCGACCCACACCCGCGGGATGAGATGCATGAACGATTCGTGCAGCAAGTCCACGCAGTCGTTGACCTTTTCTTGAATGGGAATTACGGGGCTCCCTAACGCCGGGCGGTGCATCCCATCGCCAGGTCTGGCATGAACCATCGCCCAGCAGTCGTCCAGGCTCTCGTTCCGCAGCTCGCAGAGTACTGAACCTATCATTACTCCCATGAGCCCTTTGGGGAAGGTCTCGTACAGCCAATCTCGAAGTTGGTCGTCCTGCTCTTCGGCGTAGAATTCCGGTCTGCACCAAGTCTTCTGTTCCGTGCAGTTGTAGGTCATGGAATCCGAAGTCATGTTGCTCGGTCGCATGCCCATCATGATCGAAGTGCGTGCGAGGCGCTCGTAGTCTGATTCTGCCGTTGGAGCCTGCGCAGGATGGATCTTTTCTGCCTTGTCCGGATACTTTGTCTTTCCTCTAGTAATGTCTTGTTCCATAGAGAGTTGCAGATATGGCGATTCTGCTAGGCAGCGCGCCTGGATGGCGACTTTCGTCTCAAGGACTCCGTAAGCCGAGATGACTTCCGACCCGCGCGGCGTGCCTTGCGATGGTTGCTCCGGTTGCGGCCCTTCTCCGCCTTCTGCCGGCAAATAGCTGACTTCATCCTGGACTTCGGAGAGCCCTGGATTGGAATACCCAAACCTCTGGCCGTCCAGGACATGCCGCGTATAGATACACGCTCGGCCGTCGGTGTAGAGGTAACGGTCGATGTCGGCCAGAATCACCGGCATATCGTTGTTACGTTCAATGAGCAGGCGGGCTTTGTCCGAACTCTCAGCAGCAGAGATATCGGAAGCGTTGGTGGGATCATCAGGCTCGAAGCGCACCGAAGGCAGAGAAGCAGTAAGCGCCGCTACGAGAATGTCCTGGAATCCCAAATAGACATTCGTTTCGCTGTTGTGGTCGTCGTAGCTCTGGCCGCCCATCAGCACCATCTGTGGCAGCACCCAAGAACCGTTCCGACCAGGCAGAAGATGCTGATTCCCGCGCCCGAAGTACCGTGCTTTCCAGGCATCCCTGACTTCGAGGCGCCGAGAGACAAGATCCCGCTGTGCTACCCGGCCGAACAGCCGCTTGACGCAGTTCTCGCGCTCTTCCTTGAATTCATCGTCAGGGATCTCGACGCGGGAATTGGTCGCTTCTTCCGCGCACAACTCACCTGGCTGGAACTGCCGTTCCTGCTGTTCTAGTACTTCGTCTTGCTCTGCGCCGGGAGAGGCTTGAAGTTCTTCAGTGTTGGGCATTCATCCACTTGGTGGACTTGCGTTCCGGAATATCGTGGCCTTCTTTGCGCAGATAACTCAACTGAATCGCCTTCGCCTGCTTCTTGCTCTTTACGATTGGGCCGTTCTTGCCGCTGTGCAGCGTACCGGCGTGGAAGTCGCCCATGATCTCAGAAGCTGGCATTTATTCCATGAAGCTGGGAACGCGCTTGCTTGCCGGATGCTCTGCGCCTTCGCGTCCGCCAGCGTTGTCCATTGCGTCTTCGCCCATTGGAGTGTGTTCGGCGTCTTCCATCGCTACTTTACCGTGCGCGTGGGCTTCATCCAGGCTGGCATGATCGGCGTGATGGACATGTCCGGATTCGTGATGAGTCTCGCTGTGGTGGCCTTCGTCGCTCTTCGTGATGATGTGCTTGTGCGCGGCGCCATGCTCGCCAACGACCGACTTCAGCTCGTCGTGGCCGTCAGGTTCATGGACGCCACCGGATTCGCCGCCGGATAGCTTGGGCTTCGCTTTCTTGTGATCCTCGTAGCGGCCTACCGTCTGGACGTTGCCGGTCATCCGGCCGTCGGAACTTGTCATGCCTTTCATCAGTTCGCTCCCTTTGCCAAAGCCGCTTCCTGCTGCTCCGGCGTCATGCTGTTCCACTCCTGCTGGACTTGCTTCCAGGTCTTCTTTACCGGCTGCTCCGGCACTGGAACCTCTTCGATCGGCTTGGCATCGGTGCGCAGGACGTACTCTTTTGCTGTTGCATTCCCGAAGGCGTAGGCTGCCAGCTCCAACCGTTCCACTTTCCCTTTGAGAAAGTCTTCGTTGGCGTGGGCGCGCTGGAGTTCCCTATCGAGCAGGTCAATCAGCCGCGATTCCGTGGTGTAGAGTTCAAGCTGCTTCGGGCGGCGCAATCTTCATGCCTCTCAGCAAATCGCGGTCGTAATCGGTAAGTTCGTTGGTTGGCAGTTCTTCAAGTGAAGGCACTGAGATGTTCGTAATCTTGAGGACAAGTGGACCGGGGACTCCAGCAATCCCATACCACAGATGCCAACTCAGTAAGTCGCCGTCGTTCAATTCCGCCTCCAAGGGGCCGTGCGCTGCGGGACGGGTAGAAACAAATCTCCATGCTGCTTCTGGTTGGTCAGCCGCAAATGCTCCAGGAACTTCGCCGTATTGTCCGGAATGGCCTTGATTCTCAAGTCGTTCAGCACATCTCTCGGCGTTGGCCGCGGATTGAAGTAGGACATGAGCCCATATCTGACAGCCTCGCATACGTCCAAGAAGAGTTCATTGCCTTCACGCGCCGCATCTTCGAGGTCTTTCTCATCCCGCATCAACTGGGGAACGGAGTCGATAAGGTCTCGGCAGTTCGCTGTGACAGCAATTCCATCGGTGTCGAGCAATGTGTACAAGAGCCGCCACCCGCCCACGCGGTCGTTGTTGGCTCGCTCCGGCCGAGGGATTCCAGCTTGGATAAGCACGTCACCCATTCGATCAGCAATGGTGTGCTCTTCGTTGACGCGGTTGAACCGCTCCGGCGAGAGGTAGACATTGGCTATCTTGTCCCCAGCGTTGGCTCGGATGATTTCCTCTGCGAGCGTTGCCTCATTAATTCCGCGCCTAACCAACTCGCGGTAACAAACAACCGTGGTTTTCTTCTTGCCGAAACTGTCGATGACTTCTGCTTGGGTGAACCAAAGTACACAGGTGGCGTGGTTGAAGCCCCAATCAATACCCAGCCAGCGAGGCTGCCAATCCTGAAACGTAATAGCTTCTGTCGGCTTGACGTGGCGTTCGAGATCCCAGTTGGGATAGAACTGTCCTGCGAGAACGTCCCAAGAGCCTTCGAGCCAGGCAGCACGAAGGGCGGGAGGGAGTGAGGCCAGGCCGGAGATGTACTCTGCATCGTTGGCGTAGATGGGATTATCGGCGAAGGTGCTGTGGATGATTTCGTAGTCTTCGGGCTTGTAGGTTTCATCTACGATGCCCGCCGGCAGCTTTTTTTGAATCCAGAGCGCTTTGACCCAGCCTGAACCAATGCCGTTCGGATTCGTGCCCCCCGCCATGCGAGCGCGGGGCTTATCTCCGTAGATATCGAGTGGCACCGGGCAGCGGTTTGAGCCTTTGATAAAGGCCCATTGTGGATATGTGAACTGAGTGAGCTCGTCCCATCCAACGTACAGATATTCAGGGCCTTGATATTGTTTGAGGTCGCTGTCTGCTTTGATGTGCCCGAAGAACAGGTTGGATTGATTGTGGAAGTGGACGGTGTGCTTCTGCCCGTTGTACTGCCGGTAGATGCCTTTCGGCACGTACTTGAGGAAGTGGTCTTCGATGCCTCCCATCTCCGCTGACTTGAGGATTCTCCTGAGCAGAAGATTGTTCGAGCCGGGGACGACGAGCGCTGTGCGGATTCCTTCCCAAAGCAAAGCAATGGTCTTGCCTCCGCCTCGTGTCCCTTCCTGGAGTGGATATCTCGCTGCGCTGGCATGGAAGGCGTGTTGCGGACCCCATTCTGCTCCGTGGTCTGGCCGGTAATAATCCCCGATGTTGATTTCAGGCATCGACTCGTGGGCGTGGGATAGCTCCAAGGTTGACGGTTACAGTTGGGCCTGATTCGCTGGCTTCCTGCGGAAGAACTCCAGTCGCGCGAAGGATCAGAATGGCTTCTGGAGTCTTGTGCTTGTCGAGCGCGTATTCCAGCGACCCAAGCGACTTGGGAATGAGCCTGTGAAGCCTGGACTTGCCTTCGAGCACCAGTTGGTTTAACTCGGCGTCTTCAAGAATCGCAGTGACCGTATTTCTTGCCAGCCCTAAATCCTCTGCAATCTGTCTCTTGGATTCGCCGTTGATGGCTTTCACCACTACCGCTGCTTGTACCGCAGGCGGTTTGTTGCTAGGCATGTCTATCCCCTGATGCTGCAAACAAATCCGACGGCGTTTGTGCGCGTAAGTAGCTTTGCTCTAACAAACTTAGCGATAATCCAAGTGCAATCAAAGTGGAAGGTGAAGTTCGTCGCGTCCACTGTCGTTACGTTGCCGTTCGAAATGGTCTGGTAGTTCGCGTCGGCATCCACATCTGCCACCTGAATATCCACTTCGAAGGCTCCGGGCGCAGCGGAGAACTTGCCGTCTACCGCAAAACCAAGCGGCCCGCTGAGAAGCATTGTTGAATTTACGGCGAATGCTTGTCCCGCCTGCGGAGGCGCTGGGCTTTCAACCGCGATACTGATGGCCGTTCCAGTACCACCAGTGTCGGGGGCCTGGTGCCTCAGCGCATCATCGACCGGCACAAGCGTTGCTGTGGTGGCCGAAGGAATCGCGGTGATGGTGTAGTTGCCGCCAAAACGAGTTCCGCCGACGGAGGCAGGCTCTGTCCCTGTCGGGTTGGCCTGCAGGCCGATGTAGACGTTGTTCCCGATCTGCCAGTTGTGGTTGGCGCTGGTCGTGACCGTGACGTTCCCGCCGGCCGCGCGCACCAATCCTCCTGGAGAGGCAGTGATCGTGGAAGCTGTGAGCGCGCCGAAGGAGTAGCCAACGACGCCGCGCATGAGACCTTGGAGGGGAGCGTTTAGACTCCCCTGAACGTAATTGGGCACGCTCGCTCCTTAGACCGTCGTTTCGATGGTGTAGTAAACCGAGATGTGCATGGTGCCATTGCCGGCCGCGAAGTTGTTCGTGATCTTCGAGATGGTCAGGGCCGCGTTGTCCGCAGTGGGCGGGTTC